CGTATTGATTGAGCCATTGGATATAGTGCTCCATGCCTTTACCGTTGTTCTCATAGTACCCAATAAGCCGGATCTCTTTTCCTATAGCTTGGAATAGCCAGATGCTCATAGAGTCAGATATGCCTAGATCCCATGCGGTGTGTACCATGAGACTAGGTTCAATCGGTAGCCTTGTGACCCGTCCCTGATCCTTGGCCGTTGCTATCTGATCGGCAAAGTATGCCCCAGCTATTTGTGCCTCAAATGATCCGTAGAATTCTTGCTGGATCAGCGCCTCTTCCATCCCTTCCAGTCGTTCCTGTTCGATGATGTCCAAAGATATGACCGGAGTACCATCGGATCGCTTGGTGTCTTTGACCGTTAGATTCTGACAGAACCATTCATTGCTAGACTTGGCCATCTGGTACAGTGAGTGCCCGTGATTCTTGCCCCTTGGAGTGTAGATGAATACAGCCCATCCACCATTCTCAGCTAGTATCGGCCTGATATAGCCCCATGCGTTAGGGTCGCATAGTGACCATTCATCGAACACCACGCCGATGGGGTTACTACCTACTAGGTTATTGTAATTGTCCGAGCCTGTTAGCTGCCACGTAGACCCATTGACCAACTCAATGACCATTTCCTGAGCACTGGTACGCTTGCGGATCTGTTTGGGAAAGACTTGATCAAGGATAGGCCGACCCTCGCTGTCTATACCGCTCCAAATAGCCTTGCGTGCTTGCGTTTGATGGGGGAATAGGTGCCAGTAGGTGCCGACACGCTTAAACATTTCCTTTGCTGTAAAGTTTAGGGTAGCACTGCCCTTTCCTGCCCTACGATGCCAGACACAAACGGCACGTTTAACCCCATTATCCATAGCTCGGAAAAACTCAAGCTGATGCGGCCTAGGCTCCCACTGATAGGGAATGGATATCTCAGGCATTCTTGAAATCTGAGACCTGAATCACTAGATCACCACCATCTGCCCCTGAAATCTCTACAGCCTTAACGTCCCCTAGATACTTGCCAATCAGCTTTAACTTGATATCTGCCGCAGCCTTCAATCTCTGCACCTGAACAGAATCCAATTCCCCATTTAGATCGGTCAATTTTTTAGCAATATCAGTAACGTGCTGAACATGACCCTGAGCAGATAATTGCTCTCTGAGTGCTTCCTGCCTGATAGATCTATTCTTATTTGCTGCCGTTGTTCCCATGGTGTTTATCCTTACCAAAGATTCTATCCCATCCTGATTGATAGGCCGCATTTGAGGCCGAATTGTACCGCCTAGCATGGCTACCTTTCCCGCCATGATCCCATTCGGGAAAGTGACGATTAACTGTCTCTTTATCTAGTTTGTTGCGATGGTCTGGCACGTTTCACCCTATGTTTTACGATATATGCTGTTTGGTTATTAGCTTATTCCAAAACGGTATTAGACAAAGTTTAATATGTATTTTATTGTTCGATCCGTGGTATCAAATTATACATTAAATCAGCAAGGAGTTACACCAATGAGAATCACTAGAAAATTCTTAGAAGCAAAAGTTGCATACCTTAATCAATACCTAGGCCAATCAACCGAGGCATGGACAAAGCAAGCCGACGGAAGATATCGAGCTAATGTTGGCACCTACGTTCTAGACCATAACTCAATATATGGCGGTTATTGTGTTAACCGTATCTGCACCGAGGGCGGCGGCCAGTCGCATGCTATCAGTTCTAAGCGCGTTCCCGCTTCACAAATGGCTGATCTTATCTCAGCATTTCTTCAAGGTATGCGTTTGCAAGATGAAAGGCTAAATCAAGCCCTGACAGTGCAGCTTTCCGAAATACGCAGAAATCGCAAACCGTCTGACAGCTTAAACCAATCAATCAAGGGGATTATATTATGCAACTAGAAGACGCACTCGAATGCACCGTCACACGAAAAGAAGCCATTGCCGAGATCAAGAAGCATGGCGTACCGATTGAAGAATTTTTTGACGAAGTAGGATACCGAGAAGAGTACCACGGCTCGGACGTTTTACACTGGCTAGGATACTAACATGAACCGACTGACCAAAATATGTATTGCCGTGGCGTTTGTCGCGGCTCTACTGTGGATCTCAAGCGAGGATTACAACCACGAAGTAGAAACGTTCAACCAGTACGTCGAAAACGTGTGCGCTGGCTACCATCCAGATTATGACAACGTGCAACCAAATTGCGAGGGCAAATAATGAGCAAGACGGAGTTATACGAATTTATATGCGAAATTAGCTGTAGAGTAGCCGATGATGACGATTATGAGGATGATTTGCTGCCACAGTTCGAGGAATTATTAGCATTTATCGAAGGGGGTATTATATGAGACCAAGCCGAAACGAAATACTTCAAGCATGGTTGACTCTGGTCAAGATCAAGGAACATTACGATCACGACCGCCTAGACTCATGGGACAGGCAACAGATATTCGATGTGCTGAGGATACTGGATCAACTACAACAGGAGATGTGCAGTGTGGAAAGATAAACTTTTGGTTCCTAGATACACAGGCGGGGCGATGATAATTGCCTTTTGTTTGGGCTACATAATCGGAGCAATGCTTATGTAACTACCAAGACGGCTTCTTAGGGTTATCCTTTGGAGCCGTTTCCCTTTCAATCAAGATCTCGATGTAATGCGCTGCCTTCCTGAGATCCTCGACACCACCTTTATCGCGCCACCGACTAATGTACTTGACCACCGCATGTTCACAGATTCCCAAATCGTTTGCTAGTGCATACTCCAATGGCTGAATCATCATGGTTTTATAGTGGTTGCCTGCTACCTGTCTATCCAGTGCTGTCATACCAACTCCTGAATGTTTGCCTTCAATCTTCCCTGTTCCCCGTACAATTTGTGGAGGATTACGCAAGTCATACTTCGAGAACTGGCATAGCCTGCCCCACTGTGCCAAGCATCGGCTGGTGCTAGGATGTTCCAAGACTCGAACAATGCGCCGCCATATTCCTCTTGATTTTTGTGGTGTATGTGACCCGTCCATACAAAGGTGTGGTCGCTCTCTCCCCATTCTTGCCTCAAATTACTGACGATTGACCCGTGAAGATTGGACATTTTAATCCGATCTCCATGGTGCGTCACGACTAGATTCTTGCCCCATTGCCACCAGATAAACTTGCTAGCGTTGTCAAATACCTTAACCCGTGGATCATCCTCAAAGTACAGACGCATAACCTCGTTTAGCCACAAGGCCGCATCTGGATCATGGTTGCCTCGGACATTCACAAGCCACACCTGATTATGCTTTTCCAACATACGCAAAACGGTACGCTTTATCACATTACTGGCTGCACGAATGGTCTTGGAGTATCGACCATCACTATCGAGCAAGTGCTTAGAGTTAGGCGTTGAACTGGTGGAGTCATTTATGTGCATGAAGTCGCCCAAGTTTACTAGCACTCCAACTTCACAGGCGGGGCACGATGAGACCAGACGATCAATAGCATTTTCTAAAACAGTTTGGCTAATCTTGACATCATAGTCATCGCCCATCGTTTCAGAGTGATGAGCGAGCATCCCAAGATGATGATCCCCAACAATGTAAGCAGCCATAAGATCACTATCAGTGCTTGCAGGCGGGTCTGTGGGGGCATGTAATCCGGTGACTTCATCTTTAAAACCCTCCACAAATTCTGCGATTAACTCCTCTAGCTTTTGCTTTTCTGGCTCTTGTATGTGCCACTGTAGGACAATCTCATTGTCCATGTTATAGGCAGTAGAGACTCGCTTGGTGGTAAATCCTGGTGCTGTCTGACGATTTAGATTGAAATCTGGTGCCATGCCTGCCAAAGCAGCTTTACGATGTATTGCTAAGATGCAAGAGCTGATTCTTTTCGGATGCCTGCCAAGTTTTTCTGCTATGTCTTTTTGCGGCATACCAGTTATGTGCATCTCAATGACTTGTCGCTGATGGTCAGTGGTGCAAAACTGCAAATGATGCTCGGTGCTTCTAGGATTCATCTTCACTATCCGATAGCGAGCAGAATATATTAGCGGCCATGTACAGGCGACCAATGACTGAGGCGATTGATTCAGGGTCAGACGAGAAGGTGCCGGGCATTTGCAAATCAAAGAATTCTTGGTGCTCGGTGACTATTACAGCACCGCATATATCGCCAGCTTCGACTTGCTCAAGCAGACCGCGCAGAACATCACGGACTTGCTCGGCATTCCTATCTAGGATCGAGACGTCGCCCATTTCTTATTCAGCGATTGGTACTTGACAAGCATCTCTTGCAGATCCTCTATCGTATATTTCACAGGATCATGCGGCCCTTCTAGCCACTCAACCCGCTCTAACCCTATCTTTTTCAATAAGTTTGACCGATATTCTGATAAATTACCAGACTTATAGTTATTGCAAACTGAGCACTGCTTGTGACAATTATCTTCACTGAATCGTAGAGCAGGATGACCGCCTACTGTCTTGTAATGACCAGCATGGTACTGGCCAGTGTGATGACGACCACATGATATACATGGATCTTTCTTATCTCGGTTTCTGATGTACTTATTGAACTCGGTTTGGCACCGTTTCATCCAGTAGGATCTGTCTCGCTTGGCTTCTCTGACTTCTGACTTCTGAATTCTAACTCTTTCTTTCTTGCCAAACGCGACAAGGCATTCAGTCGCATTACACGTCTTCTGAAATGATGTAAATTGCGGCGTAAACCTTTCCCCGCAGATCCTACATTTCTTGGCCATGTCACCTTCTGACCTCGGTCAACTCGAAACCTTGCTCCCTCAAATGCCGTTCAACCATATCTAAGAACTCGCTATGCTGCTTGATATTCATCAGCGATGTTACCTCAAAATCGAATGGCTCTACCATAAAGGACAACTTCTGTTCATAGCTGTACTGTTTGACCCTGCTATCATACACTGCCTTGAACTTCTCACTGTCACGTCGCAGGATTGGTATACCAAAATGAAGTTTACAATAGGCGCGATACTCCCACGCCTTCATATCGCCTTGCTTTTCACAGTCTCGATACCACTTATTAGCGGTGTTGTTCTGTGTATTGGTGCGGCGCTTGCCTTTCTTCTGGATCTGTACGGAGATGGGATACTCTAACTCAATCTGACCTAACATCTTCATCATGTTGTCCAGCCCTTCACGATTGTCGATTGTCATCTCTACACAATCGGTTGCTAGTCTCTCTTTACTTAGTGTTTTCATCGATCACCCTCATGATATTTTTTATTCTGTCTTCTACTTTTGTATGCCGATTG